ATATCATTAGCAACCAAAAGAACAACTACCTTTTGGAACAAAAAGATTTATATGTGCTCTACTCCAACAATAAAAGGACTATCAAGAATAGAAACTGCATTTGAAGAATCTGATAAACGTTATTACAACGTGCCATGCCCTGAATGTAATACTAAACAAATACTTAAATGGAAGAATGTTATTTGGGATGAAGATAAACCAGAAACAGCAGCTTATGCTTGTCAAGAGTGCGGATCTGTAATTGACGAATCAAAAAAGCAATGGATGTTAAAGCATGGAGAATGGATAGCTACAGCTCCTAAATCAGATACAGCAGGTTTTCATATATCAGAACTCTATAGTGTTTGGTCAACATGGGCTGATATGGCTAAAAACTTTCTTGAAGCTAAAAAGCAACCTGAGATGTTAAAGACTTGGATAAATACTGCACTAGGCGAAAGCTGGGAGGAGCAAGGTGATACTGTTGAATATGAAACCTTGTTAGAACGTAGATTAAATTATGATCACAGTGCTATACCAGAAGAAGTATTGGTTATTGTTGCAGGATGTGATACTCAGAAAGATAGAATTGAAGTAACTTTAACTGGTTTTGGTCGTAATTATGAAGCATGGGTTATAGACCATCTCATATTCTGGGGTGATCCAAACGCAAACAACGTCTGGCAAGACCTAGATGCATTTTTAAAGAAAAGATTTAAGACTGAATCTGAAAGAATTATACCTATATCTTGTACTTGTATTGATTCTGGTGGTCTATCAACTAACCAAGTTTACCAATTTACAAAGCCAAGACAGGCTAGAAGGATATTTGCGGTCAAGGGTTTAAGTGTTGCAGGTAAGCCAATTGCTAATAAACCTACATTTGTTGGTAAAAATAAAGCTGTTTTATATGGTATTGGTACTGATTCAGCTAAAGAAGCTATATTTGCAAGATTAACAACAGATGTTGATAAAACTACACTACATTTTCCAAGTGATGTTGATGAAGAATACTTTAAACAGCTTACAGCAGAAAAAAGGGTAGCAAAGTTTGTTAGAGGAAGAAAATCGTTAGTCTGGAAACAAATAAGACCAAGAAACGAAGCGTTAGACTGTTTGGTGTATTGCTTTGCTGCTATTTACATTTTAAATCCTAATTGGGACACAATAGAACAAAAAATATTAACCAATGGCAAAGATATTTCTATAGAAAACAAGATAAATAAGCCTAAAAAGGGTGCAAACAGGGGTAATTTTGCTACTTCTTGGAAATAATACCTAAAACCATCTTCAGATAAGTTGACTTTTATATTTTGGCTCATAGCTTAAATAGTAGATATATCTATTAACATTATGAGGTTTTTAATTGGGCAACGTTTTTGATTCAGCTAATTATCCAGAAGAAGTACAACCTGTTTTACAAAAGGGCGATTATTGGGCGTGGAAAAAAACAGGCTTATCTGATGAATACCCAGTAGCTTCTTATTCTTTAAAATATAAATTTCATTTAATTAGCGGAACTACTGCTGCATCTTTTGTAGTTAATGCAACTGAAAGCGGGGATGATTATATTTTTGCTACATCAAGCACAACTTCACAAACAGCAGGTGATTATAGATGGGTTGCTATTGTAGTTAAAACAGCAGGATCAGTAGAAGCAATTATCGGAGAAGGTTATGCCACTATTGTTGATGATGGTGCAAGATCTCATACAAAAATTGTATTAGATAGCATAGAAGCTGTTATTGAAGGTCGAGCAAATATGGATCAAAGCAGTATGTCTATTGCTGGAAGGTCATTGTCCAGAATGTCTATTGATGAATTAATGACTTTTAGAGATAGATATAAAACTGATTGGCTAAAAGAAGTAAAAACAGCAAGAATTAAAAATGGCATGGCTTCTGGAAACACTATTGGAGTTAAATTTTAATGGCTTGGTATAGCAGAATTTTAGGTTTAGATAATACTACACCACAAAAGAAACAAATATTTAAAAGGAGTTATTCTGGTGCTAACACTGGAAGGCTATTCGCAGACTTTGTAACCGCATCTACAAGTGCTGATGCTGAAATTAAAGATAATATAAGAATACTTAGAGACAGGGCTAGAGAACTTGCAAGAAATGATAGTTACATAAGCAGATACTTAAATCTGATGGTATCTAATGTTATCGGAAAGCATGGCGTAAGAATTAGCAGCAAGAGTAGAAACGACAATGGTTCGCTAGACCTTGCTGCAAATCAGCTTATTGAAAAGTCTTGGAAGGAATGGCAAAAGCTCGGTAATTGTACTGCTAATGGCAGATTGAGCTTTTTAGATTGTCAAAAAATCTTTATTGAATCTTTATGCAGGGATGGCGAAGTATTAATTAGAAAAATAAAATCAAATGATTCACCTTTTGGTTTTACATTACAGTTTTTAGAAGCAGATCACTTAGACGAAACTAAAAATGGGTTTTATAAAGGCACTGGCAACAGAATAAAAATGGGCGTTGAGGTTGATAAGTATGACAAGCCAGTTGCTTATCACTTATTTAAAGAGCACCCATACGATAGAACTTACATGGGCAACATAGAACATATTAGAGTGCCAGCAGAAGAAATAATCCATGCTTATTTGCCACAAAGAGCAGAACAAACTAGAGGTGTTTCTTTGGTTGCTACTGCTATGGCTAATGTAAAGATGTTAAATGGTTATTTAGAAGCTGAAATAGTAGCTGCTAGAGTTGGAGCTTCTAAAATGGGGTTCTTTACTTCTCCAGATGGAGATGGATATGTTGGCGATGGTGAGTATGATGGATTTAATCCAACAATGAACGCACAGGCTGGCGTATTTGAACAACTACCTTCTGGAATGGATTTCAAAGCATTTGATCCTACACATCCTACATCTGCATTTGATTCTTTTACAACTAGCGTATTAAGAAGCATAGCATCTGGTTTAAACATTTCTTATCATTCATTATCTAATGATTTAACTTCAGTAAATTACAGCTCTATTAGACAGGGTGCTTTAGAAGATAGGTCTATGTACATGATTTATCAACAGTTTGTAATTGAACATTTTATTAATCCTGTATTTCAATCATGGTTAGAAATGGCTATATCTACTGGCTATATTAATTTGCCAATGGGTAAGTTTGATAAATTTTCTAATTCAGTGAACTTTATACCTAGATCATTCTCTTGGATTGATCCTTTAAAAGAAATGCAGGCAAACGTAGTTGGTTTACAAAATGGAACTTTAACTTATGCAGATATATCAGCATCTTATGGTCGAGATACAGAAGAATTATTTGAACAACATCAAAAAGAAATAGAACTTGCTAAACAATACAACATTGAAATAGCTTATCAGCCATTTGGTGCAACAAAAATGCCAATAGAACCAAACATAGAAGGCGGTGATGATAATGAGTAAACCAAATGAAGGCATGAGAGCTGAAGCACAAAAAGGTTTAGATTGGCGTGAAGAATTTGGCAGGGGTGGTACTAGAGTTGGAGCTGTAAGAGCAAGACAAATAGTAGCTAATGAAAATTTATCTGATGAAACTGTAAAAAGAATGTACAGCTTTTTCAGCAGACATGAAGTAGATAAAAAAGGTGAGGGATTTACAGCAAATGAAGATGGATACCCTTCAAATGGCAGAATAGCGTGGGCTTTATGGGGTGGAGATGCTGGGTTTAGTTGGTCAAAAGGATTGGTGGAAAAAATGAAAAAAGATGAAGATAGAGCTATGCCAGATCAATTAAAAACTGGTGATTTTGTTAGTTGGAATAGTTCAGGCGGTAGGGCTAAAGGAAAAATAACAAAAATTGAAAGGGATGGAACAATAAATGTTCCAAATAGTGATTTTACTTTAACTGGAACAAAAGAAAATCCAGCCGCATTAATACAAGTTTATAGAAGCGGTGAGCCTACAGATATAGAAGTAGGACACAAATTTAGTGCTTTGAGAAAAATTAATCCCATAAGGGATTTTAACGATTTCAATTCTAACGAATTGGAAAAACATCCACTTAATAGTGAGGAAAAATCTATGGAAAATAAAGAAGATAGACATATCCTCAATGTTAGCGAAACAGATACAACTGTAGTTGTTGAATTTGCGAAGCATGAGGATGAAGAACACGAAGGCGAAGAAGTAGAGATGACTGAGGAAGTATCTATGTCTGATTCAAATGAAGAAGAAAGAAAAGTAATTGATATGCCTATGAAATATAGAACTATTGATTTATCTCGTTCTGAATACATTGATGAAGAAAAAAGAATGGTACGAGTTGGCGTTTCTTCAACTGAACCTGTAGAACGTAGCTTTGGAATGGAAGTTTTAGGGCACGATGTAGGAGATATAAACATGGAGTTTATAGCTTCTGGTAGAGCACCATTATTACTTGATCATGATATGACTAAAGTAATTGGTGTAATAGAAGAATTTAAACTAGACGAGACTGCTAAAAGGACAATAGCAGTAGTTAGATTTGGAAAATCTGATTTAGCTCGCGAGGTATTCGATGATGTAAAAGATGGAATAAGAATGAATATATCTGTTGGTTATAGAGTCGATAAATTAACAAGAATGGATGATGATGACGAAACTTATTACAAAGCTCAATGGACACCTATGGAAGTATCTTCTGTAAGTATTCCAGCAGATTCTAGCAGGTTAGTCGGAGTTGGTCGTTCTAAAGATAAACAAAAACAAACAACAAAGGTAAAAATAATGGAAAACGAAAAACAAGAAATTAATCTTGATGAAGTTAGATCCCAAAGTGCTGATGCTGCTAAAAAAGAAATGGCTAAAAACTCAAAAGAGATTTTAGACTTAGCAGCTAAACACAATAAAAGAGATTTAGCTCACAAAGCAATCGGTGAAGGCATTTCAGTTGCAGAATTTAGAGGTGTATTATTAGAAAATATTTCTAACGACACTCCTTTAGAAACTCCATCAGAAATTGGTATGACTAAAGAAGAAGTAAGAGAATTCTCATTAGTGAGAGCTATCAATGCTTTAGCAAATCCAACAGACAGACGAGCTCAAGAAGCTGCTGCTTTTGAATTTGAATGTTCTAATGAAGCTGCAAGACAACAAGGTAAAACTGCACAAGGTATTATGATGCCAGCAGATTTATTAAGATCTTGGGGACAAAGAGACTTAAATACATCTGATGATGCATCCTTAATAGCACAAGACTACAGGGGTGGAGACTTCATAGACGTACTAAGAAACAAATCATCAGTAATGAACGCTGGTGCAACTATGCTTAGAGGATTACAAGGAAACGTAGTAATACCTAAGAAAACTGCTGCTTCTTCTGCTGCTTGGATTGCAACTGAAGGCGGTAACAGTTCTGAAAGTGAATTCTCAGTTGGTTCAGTAACAATGTCTCCAAAAGTAATTGGTGGACATACTGAAATGACTAGACTTATGTTACAACAATCTAGCTTAGATGTTGAAAACCTAGTAAGAAATGACTTATCTGAAGCTATTGCTCTTGCAATAGATTTAGGTGCTTTAGCTGGTTCTGGTTCTTCAGGACAGCCAACAGGTATTTCTGCAACTTCAGGTATTAACACAACAACATTTGCTGCTGCTACACCTACATTTGTAGAGTTAGTTGCAATGGAATCTGCTGTTTCTGCTGATAATGCATTACAAGGAAACCTAAGATACATAGCTAAACCTTCAGATTGGGGAACTCTTAAATCTGTAGATAAAGCTAGTGGCTTTGGTCAAATGATAGTTGGTAGCGATGGTCAAATTAATGGCTATGACGTTGTTAGATCAAATCAAGTTACTGCTGGTGATTACTACTTTGGTAATTTTGCAGACTTATTAATTGGTCTTTATGGTTCACTAGATATTACTGTTGATCCTTATACTCATTCAAAATCTGGAACTATTAGAGTAGTAGCACTTCAGACTTGCGATGTAGCTGTAAGACATGCAGTTTCTTTCTGTAAATCAAGCGACTAATTAGTTAATGCTTAAATGGAATGGTGGGGGAAACTCCACCATCTTAAATATGAAAAATTACTTAATTTTAAAAGACACTATGGCAGCAGGTAAAAAAGTTTCTGCTGGAGATATAGTTGAACTTAACGAAGATATTGGTAATCAATTGGTTGGATATTTTAAAGCTGAAGAAACTTCTAAAAAACCTGTATCAAAAAAGGTTGATAGAAGTGTTGGTTTAAAAACTTCAGAAGTTAAATCTCCTAAAAAAAGAGCTTCTAAATAATCATGCCTTTAGAAAGTAGCAGGGATTTCAGCAGTTATGTTGATCCGCAGATTGGCGGTGTTACTGCTACATTTTTTGAAGTGCAAAATTCTTTATGGGATCAAAGACTTGGAAACATAGATGATTGGTTTGATATTGATTCTGGAAACTCTACAAATATAAATATTATTATTGACCAAGATTATTTTAATATTGATGGTCAAACTGTAGGTGTAGAAGGTTATCAGCCAGTGGCTTTTGTAAAGGCAACAGACGTACCTTATATAAGTATTGACGATAGATTAACTGTAAATGCAATAACAACAAACAATGGTAATACATTAACACCATCAACAGATTTTGTTGTAGTTAATGCACAACCAGATAATGTAGGAATGGTACAGCTTGTTCTGGCACTGCAATAATTATGAGTCAGTATTTAATGGAAACAGAAGAAGATATGTCTGCTTATCTTGATATTTCTTATGGTCATGGCGTAAGTTGCGTTTTTACTAATAGTGGCGGTACTGCTACAACTATAAATATTATTTTAAACAATGAGTTTATAGAGCAAGAAGGTTTAGAAGTGGCAATTGAAGCTACTCAACCAATTGCATATTGCAGATCTATTGACGTTCCAAGTATTGCTCATGGTAATACGTTACAAGTATCAGCAATTAAAGATGTAGAGGGCAATACATTAAGTCCAGCAGCAAATTACACAATAGTTTCTATACAAAGCGATAGAACAGGTTTTACAGCATTGGAGTTAGAGAAAATATAATGGCTAATCATGTAAGACAACAAATACGAGAGCAGATAGGATCTACTCTTAATAATTTAACAACTACTGGTAACAGGGTATATCAATCAAGGGTATATCCATTAGCTACTGGCGGTACACCAGCTTTATTGGTCTATACAAAGTCTGAAGATTCAACTCCAGAAGTTATAGGCGTAAATAGATTGTCTAGCAGAAACTTAATCGTGGCTGTAGAAATTTATGTAAAAGCTACAAGCAATTTTGATGACACTATAGATACTTCAGCAAAAGAAGTTGAAATAGCTATAGCTGCTGATCCTACACTAAATGGATTAGCTAAAGATTGCTTTTTAGAGTCAACTGAAATTGATTTTAATGCGGAAGGAGAAGCACCATTAGCAACTGCTACTCTTAATTTTTTAACCAACTATTACGTCAAGGAACAAGCTCCAGACGTAGCAGTTTAACTAGGAATATATTATGAAAATGATTAGTCCAAATGGCAAAGATTCTATAGATGCTCCAGAACATAAAGTGGCGTATCTAAAAGAAAAGGGTTGGAAAGAAGAAGCAGCCCAAATTAAATCTTCTTCAAAACAAAGTAAAAAAAGCGAGGAATAAAGAATGGCAACACATAAAGGAAGTGAAGGCTTAGTTAAAGTTGGAAGTGCAACTATAGCTGAAGTTAAATCTTATTCTTTAGAGGAATCAGCAGATACTATTGAAACTACAAAAATGGGAGATGCAGCAAGAACATATTTGCCAAGTCTAACAAGTTTCAGTGGAAGTGTTGATTGTTTCTGGGATGAGACAGATACAGCAGGGCAAGTGGCATTAGCTGTTGGTGCATCAGTAACTTTAGTATTTTATCCAGAAGGATCAGCTTCAGGCGATACATACTATAGCGGAACTGCATTGGTAACAGGTAAAACTATTACTGGTTCATTTGATGGAATGGTTGAAGCTAGTATTTCTGTACAGGGTACAGGTGCTATAACTACAGCGACAGTATAACCATGAGTGCTATAGAGAGAGCAAAGAAGCATTTTGAGGATCAAGATGTAAAAGTAATTGAGGTGGCTGAGTGGGGTGAGGATGATAAGCCCTTAAAAATTTACAGCAAGCCATTAACGTTAGCTGAAACTTCTAAACTTTATAAAATGAGTAAAGAAGATGATTTAACAATGATGGCTTATGTACTTATATACAAAGCACTTGATGCAAATGGAGATAAGTTATTTGATTTGGGCGATAAAAATGCCTTATTAAATAGTGTTGATCGTGAAATATTAGTAAATGTTGCACAAAACATTATGGGACAAGAGCCTATTGAGGATGTCAAAAAAAAATAGCAAAGGACACTAATTTATATGTGCAATATGCACTAGCAGAAAAACTTGGAAAAACCTTAAAGGAACTTCAAGGCATTAGTGTTCAAGAATATCAAGGTTGGATAGCGTATTTGGAACTAGCGGAAGAAAAAAGAAACAATGGCAAATAAAAAAGTAAAGTTTGAATTAACAGCA